GGAGTCGCGTGTATCAAGGAGTACGGCACCAGACTGGGTTCCCCAAGAAGTATGGGATGCCCATGAAAAGTCTAGGCAGGCTGATCTATTTGCAGAACGAGGCACTGATGATTCTGAACGTGGGAAATCACGCCCCACGCTCAGGGCAAATGCAACGAAAGCAACCAAAGCGTTGCGTAACAAAATAGATGACTACTTTGGTATTGATCGAAGAAGCCCAGAAGGTCGGCGCTTTTATGATATTGGCGGAGAAGCCTATGAGCTTCAAGTCAGAATGGAGGAAGAATCTACCAGAAGAGAAAGCGCAGCACCTAGCATTCGGGAAGCGCGTGTTCGTAATCCTCTTGAGGATATTGTTTCTCCTGAGGAAGCCCAAGCGCGTATTCGTCGCCGTCTTGCACGGGAACCCGGTGTTGGTGCGCCTCGGAATGAACGTGTTGAATTCAAGACTGAAGGCAAAAAACCTTTCTTGGTTGGGAAGATTACCAACGAAGACTGGTTAGACCGCGTTAGCAACCTTCTGAGCATGGAGGAAATCAAAGATGCTCGCGCTTGGTATCAACAGTTAGACGAAGCCTTCCGTCCTATCTTCGGTGACGAGACCCCAAAGTACGCACTTGCATGGCTGCTTTCACAAAAACGCGCCAGTCCCACGAAGGGATTCACTGATGTGTTAAGAGCAGTAGACATGGCTCTCGGCAAACCCCAAGTCAAGATTGCAGGTTTAAACCAACAAGCATTGATTGATGTCTTGAGCGATAGAATTCCTGAGGGTGGTGTAGGTGACAAGCTCCTTGACTTCCTCGACAGCGAACTCGGATTGGATACGAGAACCGTGGTTCGTGGTGATGTCCGTGGCAGACAGCCTGCTGCAATTGATGTCTGGGCGCAGCGCGATATTGGCTTTGTCGATCCGACTGTTCAGGAATACATTCGGAAGAACTTTGGGGACGAGGCGGCTGAGAGCCTTCAGGTAGATAAGACCACCTCCGGCGAGACGCAGTACGAATACGGCATCGATTTCTATAACGATGTCGCTGAAATGTTGAATCGAATGAACTTTGATGGCGGCGGCTGGACTGCTCGCGAAGTGCAGGCTGTTGGCTGGGTCACCATGCAACGCGCCATGGGCGTCGATGCGGAGTTCGTGCGTGACATTATTGGTGGCAACACTCGACGTATCTCTATTGGCTTGGCACCCGGTGCAAACTCTGCTCTCGCAGACAAACTTGTAGGGAAGGAAATACCCGTCGAGGTCGCACAGAGAGAAATAGATTTCCTCGCAAATCTTGCTGGCATCAGGGTTAAACAAAACGTCGCTGGTGTAGGCGCATACCTGCAATGGCTTGAAGGCGCAATACAATTGGATGCTATTGCAAGTCCCGAAGCTGTCAATGATTTCATGGATATGGTTGGTTATGTCTTCCAACAAACTGAAATCATTAACACCAGATCATTAAAGTCTGGCAGGAACATGGCGGTTGACATCCTATCGCCTAACCTTGATTCTGTTGATAGTGCGACCAAGTTCTTTTCAAAGTTCCTTGAGTTCGCGCCAAAGAACAAAGAAGGCGAGCCGATTGCTCCGGGATTCCAACAGATTCTTATCGATGGAATGCCGGGTATTCGCCTTTTAAACTTTGCCGGTAATTGGCGTAAGAACGAAGTTGAAAATATTGTTAACGCAGCGAACAAAGCAGCGAATGAAACTAAAGTAAAACTTGACCGTTCAATAGTTAGTCAGGTTGTGCTATCCTCTACAAAGAACGATTGGAAGGAGAACAGGAATGGAGAATCGTATCTCGCCTCATTACGCGACAGAGGAAGACTACAAGAAGCTGAACTTCTACAGCGTCGGTACCCTCCATCGCGCATCGACCTTGCCGGTGACGGAAGCATCGTCTGGAAAACAGGAAGAAAGGGCGGTGCCGCAAGAAGAGCCGCAGCAAAAGAACCGGTAATCCGCGAAGCGCGTCGAGCGCCACCTCCTGTTACCGCCGCTCCGCAACAGCCGGGGCCTGCGGTTGACACTGATACTACCGGTGCCGCAGAGGCTTTAAACGAAGGACAGCCTGTCAATTCGATGGGTGTCGCCATCGGTCCAGTGATTGGCGACACGGAACCCGATGGGACCGTAGACATTTCTCGCGCCCGTATTGCACCGATCACCCGAAGATTGGTCTCGCAATTGATTCAGTCTGCGCCAGACAAACTTCGTGCAGGCTTTGGGTTAGATGATTTAGCGAACCGTATCGAAAACTATTACGACGGCTACGCTGCCAAACTGGGTATCGTCAACAACCTGATCCGCAATGCCTATCGGAACATTCGTTTGGGTAGCAGAGATGCAGCCATGGAAACCTTTGAACGCTACATGCGGGCGAGGGAAAACAAGAAGCCCAATGAAGCGATGGCGATCCTCAACAATGCCAGCGAAAGCGAACGGCAGTTGATTGATGCATGGACTCAGATCTCTAATGAGACGGGCAACATCAACAAGAATGTGCGTACCCCTGATGGCGAACCCATGAAGGTGTATGACGCCAAGTTAAATGATGGCAAGGGTGGATGGAGACCGATTGGAACGGTCGCCGCATTCTTCCCGCGCACCCTTCGCAGGGAAGTGATGGAGGTCATGAAGAACCCTGACCTTGATCCTGAGTTGTGGCAGTCTCTGCTTGATTCATTGGTTCAGTCTGGCCGAGAAGACATCAAGAACCCTGCGGATGCCGAGAAGTATTTGCTCCGCGAATGGTTCTCAGATGAAATCAAAAATGATTACTTTGCCGGTGTCGAGAAGGCACGAACAGAACCGTTGCCTGAGATCTTCTATGATTACTCATGGGATGCCGCCACCCGCTATTTAAACAAGTGGGCAAGACGTACTTCTCAGATCGAGAACTTCGGTCAGGAACTTGGTCAGTTCAAGAAAGAATGGTTCGGTGCCAACCTCCCGAAGATTCGGGATCAAGAAACCCAGAACTATGTCAACACCATTCGGGAGCGGATCTACGAGATCGAACCCTTCGACACCCTGTCGAACATGGCGAACTGGTTAAACTCTCTGGCAACGGCAACCCAACTGGGTAACCCCATCAGCGCCAGCCTTAACTTGTTCGGCGGAACCATTGCGAACATCCAAGAGTTTGGGATTCGTGCAGTGGCGAAGTCGTACCTTGATCTACTCACTGACTGGCGAAAGATTCAGGAAGAAGGCACAAGCCTTGGTATCCTGAACAAAGACTTCATGAACATCCTTCGAGACCATGTCGAGATGGACGCCGACAAATACTTCTCAAAGGAACAGAGAATCTCCCAGTCCTTGGCTCGATTCGCCAACACCGCATTGACCTTCGGTGGATTCAATGCCGCAGAAAATGTGGTGCGTTCATCAGCCATGTTGGCGGCAAGAGCAAGACTCAATACCTTCCTCAAGAAGGTGAACGACAGTCCTGATTCTGCGAACGTCAAGAAGTTCAATGCATGGGCAAAACGAGAGAACCTCAATGTCGAGGCATTGATTCTAGAGAACGGTAGCGGCAGAGAGACTGAGAAGTACATGCGTCGTGCGGTGAACATCCCGCAGGGTTCCTATCAGATCGACATGACTCCGGTGTTCATTGACACCACCGCAGGCCGCTTCTTCTTCAAGTACCAGAAGTTCGGCACCCAGATCAATCGGTTCTTCTACAACCATTTCTTGAAGCCCATCCTCACTGAGGAGGGCCGTCGCGGCAGAAACATTCTCAGAGCGTTAGGCTTTGTGGGAACAGCCATTGTCGGTGGTGGTGCCATCCTTGCGATTCGAGAAGCCTTTGGATACGGAGATCCGGGTCCAGACTTAGACGAACTCGACGAGGCATTGAAAAACGAAGACACCGCTAGAGCATGGGCATTGATCCTGTCTCGGTCGATGGAAAACATCATGGCCGCAGGTAGCTTTGGTTTCTTTGCAAACTATGCCCAGTTCGCGAAAGACTGGCAGGACCAGCAGCGTGTTAAGAATCCCATGAGTCCTCCGGGATTGGCCTCTGTCGATGCGGTCATCGATGTGTTTAACCGCCTTCGAGATCAGAAGACCATCACGGCTCGCGACTTGGATGAGATTGCGGAAACCACCATGTCATTCTATCGCGCTAACAAACGAATCGGTTTGGCGGTGATGGATGAAATGGGATCGGATGCGAAGGAAGTAGAACGGTTCGCTGCGTTCCGTGATCTGCGCGAAGTTCGAGAGTACGGTCGCCGGTTCAGCGATGAGATGGGGATAGAGTTTAAACGATCTACTGCCCCCGGGTCTCCCATTCGCACTGAGATGACGCCGGTCAACAAAGCCATCACGGATGCCTTGCATGTGGGGGATGCTGCCGCAGCACGGATCATCATGCGGGAGGCCATCATGGGGGTTCCCCCGAAGGAACGTCAGCGGGTTCGACAGAGCATTCAGTCTTCCATCCGCAATCGTCAGCCGCTTCAGATTGGGGGCAATGCCCCGAGCAAGGAAGAGCGAATCCTGTTTATGCGTTGGGCGAAACAGAATCTGCCGAAGGAGAAAGTGGATTTGATTCTCCGAGCAGACCGTGAATATCGCCGTGCCGCAGCACGAATCGGTATGGGCATCAGTTGATGGCGCGGGACAAACAGGCCAGTGACTATTTGGGTAAGGTCAAAGCTCTCCCCTGTGTCCTCTGTAGCCTTCTAGGACAGCCTCAGAGCGACGTCACAGAGGCCCACCATATCCGCACAGGGCATGGACTCGGCGACCGCGCCAGTGACTTCCTAACCGTTGCACTCTGTGTGGAATGTCATCGGGGTAATCATGGGTTCCACGGAACCAAGGCTCTGATGAAGATTGCGAAGCTATCGGAACTGGATCTCTTGGCCGAGACGATCCGAATGTTGGATGAAAAAAGAGGGGAGTCACATTGACCCCCCTCAAGGTTTGAGTTTCACCAACTGACAGCAAACAGGAGAACGCCGTCAGGCTTTAGGGTATCAGTCCAGTTCTGTCCATTCAACACCCCGCTCTGCTCCGAAGTGGTAGATGAGTTCGATCAAGTCCGAGAGTTCTTCCTTGGACATACCGGAGGTGGGTTCCCCCAGAAAGACCATGCCCCCATCGATTCCCGGAACCATCCTCTGCTTGCGTAGGGCGGCAGTGAAGATCCATTTCCAATCGTTCTTGGATAGCTTCTGATCGAACCATTCGACCTGCTTCGAGATATCACTGAGCAAGGCCCACATCAAAGCGTTCTGACCGACACTGCGCCGGTTCTGTTTGACAATCCTGCCAATGATCGCTTCGAGTTCAGGGTTCATGGACTAAAGGTTTCGAGAATAGAAACCTCAATGACCTTATCTGTCGGCACCACATAGAACCTACACCCAGTTCGGGCGGTGACCTGAACAATGGAATAGCTGATCTTATCTTTTTGTGTGAGGAACTGTGCCTCTTCCAAAGCATAGTCCACTTCCGTAAACGAGGGGGTGTTATCAAAGTTCATTTCTTTCTCCTGTTAGGTTTCTTACTTTTCAACTCAGCCACTTCTTCTCTAAGAGATCGTATTTCATTGGCGCATCTCTTTAGCAGTTCGCTGATGACAATGTACTCAAGCTCGGTAGTGATGGCATTGACATCATCGGCGGCTTCTTCGACCCAAGATAATACTTCAAGGATATCTTCCCGTTGCCAGTTCATCTTGAGTTTTTCCGCTCATCCATCATCTTCTGCCAGTACTTATTGTTTAAAGCAATTTCATCACGCATGGATTCGATGGTGCGATTGAGACTTTCAATCTCTCTCATGTATGACCTGATGCGATCACGCAGATCCCGAATCTCTTTTTGATATTCGCTGACGGTATGGGATCTGGCATCCCATTCCTTTTCCCAAGATCCCGGTGGGCTTTCTTTATCAATGAGCATTGGCAAACTCCTTACGGGTTTCCTCCCGTGTCAACCACATGAGTTTCGCAATCAGCATTTGTTCTGTTCGTTCCTGAGGGGGCCTTTGATCAAAGGACTCGGCCATCCCTTTGATGATGTCCCAGTCCACAAATTCTAAGTTGCCGGTTTCCCCGATCTTGCACCAGACTTTTTCTTTCGAGTCAGGCTGCGGGACATCTAAGTAAGACACATCTTCTTCATTCATAACTGAGCCTCTTTGCGTATTGGATCCATTCATCACCGTACTCCACATGCAGATAGTCCCTGAACCAAGGGCCTCCACGGGTGAAGTGAACTCCGATAGGGTTCGGGCAATCGTCCTTGGTGTTCCATCCTTCGAGGTAGTTATAGGCCACCGGTAGTTGCCCGATCACATCATCGGTGAGCCATTGGAATCGGTGCAGATAAAGACCACTTGCTTTGTTGACGGTCTCCAATGTCAGGTTTTCTTTAACCTGTTTGTGACCACAGTTGATCAACATAAAGCTCGACCAATTCTTGCGCGGGTACTGGGTCTGCACTGCCCCGTCCATCTTAGTTTTCTCGGTGGGTTCGTAGTTATGTTTAACCACATAGACCGCCTTAGATCCATCCATGTAATCTTCCAAAGTTCCTATGTCTTCTCGGAACAGGAAGTCGCAATCGCAGAACAAAGCCCAGCCTTCGTATCCGGCAAGGTAGGGAACGAGGAAGCGTGTAAACGTGAACTCGGTGGAGGACAGCGGATCATGGTCTCGCCAATACAAACTGCGTTCTCGCATCTCGGTTTGCTTGATCGGTTTGATATCAAGCCACAACGAGGAATGCCTAGCCATAGATTCCCGACACACCTTGAAGGCAATGTCCTCTCGACTATCCCATCCAATAAAGACTTTCATTTGTTCTTCTCCTTCAGCTTGGCTTCGACTTCTTTCATCACAGCCCATGCTTCGGGTTCGGCTAGGTTCTCGCAGGGATCACCTGCAACAAGACAATCGTTAAACTCTTCGTCGGTCAGGCCAATCCATTTCTTCTTTTGATCTAAAATCGGATCAACATCTTTTCGCATCACGACATAGCTCAACACTTCACCATCAAATGAATCAACCGTAATCGTGACAATGGCGTAGTCCTCTCCCGCTTGTTGCAGCATCTTGTTTGCGCTGTCGTAGTCACGAAAGCCAACCCAAGTCACTCCTGATTCTTGGTGTAGTTCATTGTCGTTCATAGGGATACCCATTCTCGCCATAACATGATGGCTGCAAGTGCAATGAAGAGACCTAAGGCGATGCCAAGATAGATAACGATCCATGAAAACATCTTGCACATTAGGTCTTCAATATTCATTGGCGTTGTTTCTCCTTCCAAAGAATATAGTCGTATCGTTTGATGCCACGCCTCGCAGCATTCAATACAGAGCTAGGTCTTAACCCCAACTGCTTAGCCAGAAAAGCATAGGTCATCTGTTTAACCGGGCCATCCTTTGAGTTCTTGAGTGCAACAATCTTTCGGTACTGCTCAAGGGTAATCTTTGGCCGGGTTCCCGGCAGAGCTTTGATTTCTATTGTCATAACTTCTTCAGTATCCAGTCATCAACCACACGACCAATCACCCGATAGTTCAATTCCCGCATGAGGAATCGCACTGCCGCATGCTTCCCTTCTTCGGGAACCACATACTTGTCCTTCTGTTCCACGATCACCACCGGATCATTGTTCTTGAAGGTATCGAATCCACCCCTAATCACATTGAGTTCGAATCCTTCGACATCGATCTTGATGAAGTCCACATCGGTCAACTGGAAATAATCGAGGGGGAACATGGGGGTGTTACCTGTGGCGTTACGCACCACATGGGTAGCCCCAGTATTCTCTGGGGCAATGTCCATCTTCACGAACCCTTGTTCTGTTCCCAACGCACAGCGGTGGATGGTGTGAACTTTGGGAGCGTTCTTGATGAGGATCTCTGAGAACTCATCGCAGGGTTCGAAGGCGATGACCTTCTCAAACCTATCGGTTAATCCTCTTGCCCAGAGTCCGACATGCGCTCCGATATCAAGGGCTGTCCGGAACTGGGTGCAGTGTTTAACCGCAGTCTGCTGGTGAACAGGCTGGTAGTTCGGTTGTTTGACCGCCTCGAAGTAGTCGCCGATATGACTTTCGTTATCGGGTAGCCACCACCCTTGAACTTTTTTCATCGCATTTGTTCCTTGCGGTTGCCTTTGTAATGGATGATCTTGGGGTTCCGACCAAAGAGATATTCAGGAAGACAGGCGTACTCTTCCTCGCTCAAGGTTCCATGGGGATGCATCTTTGCCCAGATCTTCATGGCCTCTTGATCGCCATACCAAGTGCGATACTTCGGTGCGATGTGTTGCAGGATGTCTAAGAGTTCCTGCCATACCTTGAAGTCTCGGGTCACTGTCGCACAGGCAAGATAGGGGAAGGTTTCATATAGGGTCTTGCCTCGATGCTCCTCGAACTGAAGACCTTTGATGTTCGGGTTGAAGTATTGATCCTTATCGAAGTACCGCTCGCAGAAGAGAGCCTGCTTGTCGCCCAACAAGGACACCGGATCAATGGCCTCTCGAACGATCATGTCATCGTCCAAGTACATGGCAGGGATGTTTAAACTGAGGGCTGAATAAATCTTGAGCCGGTATTCCATGTAGTCTTCGCAGTCGAGATCAAGCTCGAACCGCTCAGTCCCTGCAATGACGGGGGTCTTGGAGTCCGTACACATGATGACCCGAGCATCGGGATTGGTTTCCAGCAAAGACGTTACAAACTTACGGGAATACCAGAGTTGTTCCTCGGTTCCTGTCCGGAAGAAAACGAATACGGGCCTCTCTCCGCCGTTCAAGAATCGGTTGAGGTCTCGGGCCACCTCCGTAATTTGCGGCTCCCATGGAGCCACTGCGTGGGCTTTAGGGTAGGTGTTGACTGAGGGATACCAGAGGTTGGTTCTTCCGACCTTACTGTTCCAGTACCAGAGCTTGTTGGAATCGAGGAGAAAGGTCTTGGCTCCGACCGCTCCTGCGATATGGCCTGTCGCATTACTGACCGTCACCACTGCATCACAGGCGGTGATGAGGGCAGCAAGACCGTCCAAGTCTTGGGTGTTATCGATATCCAGAACCTGTTCGATCTGAATGCCATGGGTCTTTTCCAGTTCAAACATGTCAGCGTAATGATCGCCATACTGGAGAGACACAAAGCGGGTGTTCGGGATACGCAAGATGGGCAACAACTCTTCTAACGACGCCGACTTATGGTTGCCGATTCTCGGCGCTCCTGAGGCCCAAGAGATCCCGACCATCTTCTCCCCCGGCTTGAGGTTGAAGTCCGCTCTAATGGCACTAGCGCGGCTGTAATCGGGTATCAGATAGGGGTCTGACCGGAACCTTGGGATATCGTCCATCTCCTTGATCAGTTCCTTGGCGATGTTCCCCATAGGAATCTGAGAATCGATGTCCCAGACCCGAGCATTTTGGGGAATGAACTCGATGTCCGTGAATGATCGTTTAAACAGCGGTATCAGGCGAGCGTCCATCAGAACAGTGAGTTCCGGGACGAGAGTCTTGAGATGCCGAAGCAGGGAACAGTAGAGGATCTGATCGCCTATCCCCTGCTCCGACCACACCAGAAGATCCTTGTAGTCTTTGTCAGGTTCCCATTGGGGTTTGGAAGTCTTGAGACGAGGGCTATCGAACTTCTTCGATTGCCATCGATAGTCGAAGGTCTTCCATCCTTCTGAGAACTTTCGCTGTTGAAGGTTCATCAATGCCATCGTCCATGGGATGTCCACATTATCGGGAGCCATCGCACGGGCCTTGATGAAGTCCTCTTCGGCGATCTCCCACCGTTTCATTTCCCAGTGGGCGCGACCCCTCTGGATGAGGACTTGAACCATGGCATGGTAGAGTTCGGCGATGCCATCGAATTCCTTGATGGCTTCCTCGAACTTATCTTCGTTCGCGAGGTTGACCCCGACCTGTATGCGTTTGAGTAGTTCGTCTTTCACCAGTAGTCCCTGTCGGTTGACCCGCCCCCACCCCGACTGGATCGCCAGTTCGGGGGAGGGACATGTCGCCACTTCCAGTCACGGAGCTGGATGTATTTCTCAACCAGTTCCCGCAACCACCGGATCATCACGCTTTCTCCAGAGCCTTGATGATCGTCTTCAAGGAGGCGATCAGGTCTGAGACCCGCGACCGCTTGACCTTCGGAAGTTGTTTAACCGGCTTGGCTACATTGTGCTTACCCCGGTGGGTTCGGCTCACGATGTAGACCAACTGCTGTGAGACCTTCAGCTTCTTGACGATCTCTGCATTCGAGAGACCTTGATCGAGTAACTCTCGAATCTTCTGCGACTTGTTTACCTTTTTCATAACGGCTCCTGTTAGAACGGGACTTCGATATCTTCGGTCTTGGCCTTCTTGTAATCGGTATAGATCTGTCCTGCGACGGACATGAATTCGTTACCGGCCTTGGACTTCTTTTTCCAGACCGAGAGAGACATCTTCGCCTCTTCACCGGCCTTTACTTTCTCCACTAACTCCTTGAGTAGCGCCTTACTCAGAGTGAGTTCCCCCCGAAAATCGGGTTGGTTCTGAGAGTTCTTTCGGTTGTTAACGAATAGCGCACCCTGAGTGATGTCGCGGTTTTGATAATCAGCCATTTGCATTGCCTCCAAGTTTGGCTTTCAGTTCGGTGAACCCCTTCTTCAAGGATTCGTATTGCTTCGGATAATTGCTATCCAAAATATCGATGATCTGTTTGTTCTCTTTCCAGAACGACACCAGTCCCGGCTCGTCAGTGCAGAACTTGTTCGCAAACTCCATGAGTTTCCCGACAATCTCTGCGGCCCCTTCCTCCGAGGGGATGTCATTGGCCCCCTGTTTGGTGGGAACCTTCTTCTTAGGCGGCGGTTCCTTCGAGGCTTTGATTTCCTCATCGGTAAGAGCGGGAACGGAATCAGGTTCCGTCACCCCCGCAATATCTTCACCCGCATAGATTGCCCATCCCAATCCGAGCATGCTGATGCACTTCACTAGGCAGCGCATCTTCGTGTCGGAAATTTTTCTAGCGTCCGGGTTCTTGATGGCATTGTTCTTGTAGTCCATCACCGGTAGCCACATGCTCCGGTGACACTGACCAATGACCACATCGCAATGAACCGTCACGGTTCCATCCTGATGCACTTCATGGTGAGCAAACGAATACTCTGCCTGCGGATAGTGCTGCATGAGAATGCCCCATGCATACGCCCATGACAGGTACGTCAATCCATTCTTTTTCTCAACATGTTTTGAGACATCGATCTTAGACAGAGTCGCCCAGATCTCCGCATACGACGGACTTACTACTTCAGTCATAACATCTCCTGTTTGTTTGTTACGAGTCTACAAGTTATAGAGTTCAGGTCAAGTCGTTATCTGATGTTTCATCCAGATATTTTTTATACTGGGAACACCATGCGTTTACACGACACCAGTTGGCTGAACAACGGGTAGGTTCCCCACGACGGAACTCAATTTCTTGACCGGTCAACAAAGCATCTTTGGCTTCCTGCTCATTGCTATAAAGTTTTATAGCCCGCTTGTTGCCCGTCTTCTTAACTGCCCACACGGAAGGCTTCTCCCATCGTTCTTCTTTAGAACACTCAGGAAGTTCTTCACCCATGAGCCGTTGGAACTCAGCCTCTTGGTGTAACTTGACACGGTCTTCGAGGTACTGATCCTGTTTGTCTTCGAGCCACATCGGGATATCGATCTCGACAATGGGAGCCTTCGGGTAGTCCTGCTTCTCTTCAGCATCCCTTCGGTTCCAGTCGCGCAGGATAGCCACCACCTTGAGAGCTTTGACTCTCTGGTTCTTGGCACGGCGAACGAGGGACGCATAGCAATTCAACTGGGTTTCCCAAGACTCTTTGCCGAGGATCACAGACCACACACTGGTGGTCTTGTAGTCCATGATGGTGATGCCATCCTCATCAATTCTTTGAACATCGATGGCCCCACTGATCACCCAACCTTCGATCTCGCAGAACAATCGCTCCTCGGTAATGTGCTTATCATCACCGGTTTCCTCAAACATTCGATGTGCGGCAGAGCCTAGTACCGCCCACATTTTTTCACTGACATCCTCTTCCATGTTGTTCCAATTCTCTTGCCTGAGAATACGAACACGGGGGGAATCGATGAGTTGGGTAATGGATCGATTGCTTTCACCTTTACTGTATTCGCTACGGGTTAACGCACGAACAACGGTGTCAGGCAATCCATATTTATTGGTGAGTTTCATGTTGTCTCCTGTTATACGCGCCAGACTCTCAAGCCTTTCTTATCTTTGCTCGAACTGAACTTGTGCTTCGGGTTCTTTTGGGTGTATCTATTCAGTCTTACACGAAGTGAGTGCAGGATACGAGTCAACTCGATATCATCTGCATCAATCTCTATGAGAAAAGAATCTCCTACATTCATATCATCGAGTGGTAATGGCCCTATCTTAAATCGCTTTGCGATTCGATCAGGCAATGGAACATTTCTATCAATCTTCATAGGCTCCTCCATTTGTAACAGGAAGTAATGTGAACATATTAACAGATAACATGTCAACCAACTTACCGATTGTTTCGTTTATTGTCTGCGGCGAACCAGCGAGCAAAGCGAACAGCAGGAAGCTAGTCCATTTAAACGGCAGGCCAGCTTTTATAAAATCTGCTAAGGCTCGTTCGTACGTCAAAGATTTCCAATGGCAGTGTCCCAAATTAGATCCTTTGTTATCGGGGGATCTTGCCGTACATCTACGGATCTTCTATGCCTCACGCAGACCTGATCTCGATGAGTCGGTGATACTCGATGCCATGCAGGGATTGATCTACGAGAACGACAGGCAGGTGAAAGAGAAGCATGTCTACCATGCTCTCGACAAAGCGAATCCCCGCTCAGAAATTGTGATTACGAGAACGAGTGATGCATGGAATCAGTACTGGAATAAAAAAGCCCCAGAAGATTTCTCAACTGGGGCTTGACCGTCAGGATTGGGGGACGGTAGTCTCTGAGGTGCAAGTCGAGACGGGTGAGATCCTATATGGATCTCCTTGGAATAGCAATTCCTATCCCCCCGTCATTGATTCGCCAGTCAGGCGAGCTGTGAATGAGCGCAGGGGGAACATCCTGCCCGCCCCAAAGTGCCAAGTTAAATCCATGCTCTGTCTGCCCCTGACAACATGGTGGGTGGCAATACGGCCAAACCGGTCTGGACTTGTGTGAGTAGTGCATGAACTCTTGGAGTTCCCATGAAAGCAGTTCCAGAGTCACGCTGAAATGCGTGGCGCACTGAGTACGGACTGGCCCCGGCCACCCGGAAAAGGGGCGAACTATTTAAACAGGAAATGAAATGACCCCAGAAGAAATCATTACCAGTCAACTTGAGACCGGTCGAATCACATGCCCTCTCTGCTCAGAATCCCGCAAGAAATCCCATGAGAAATCCATGGGGGTCACGGTCGAATCAGATCGATTCGTGTACCAGTGCTTTCATTGCGGGGCGAGCGGGGCCATCAGGAGAAACAAGATGATGCATCAAGTCCAACAGATCAAGAAACAACCCAAGCCTGTCGATCCTCCCACCGAGCATGTCCCTGACATCGTCACAGAGTTCCTCACACGAAGGGGAATCAACCCTGAGATTGCGACTCAGTTTCCCCTTGTCGGTTCCGAGAAGTACTTTGCGGGGGTAGGGAAGACACCCGCTATCGGCTTTGTGTACGGAGACCCGAAGCATCCCGAGGCGATCAAGTGGCGTAGCACAGGCGAAAAAGAATTCACCCAGCAGGGTTCCGCCCGATCCTTTTTCGGTTTAAACCAGTTACCCAAGGGGCTGACGGAACTCGTCATCTGCGAAGGGGAAATGGATGTCCTCGCCCTCGCATCCGCCGGTATCCCTGCGGTGTCGGTTCCGAATGGTGCGCCTGCCAAGATCAGTGATGGCAAGGTTGATCCCCAACAGGACGGCAGATTCAGCTATGTATGGGAGGCACGGGAACTCATCGACTCGGTCGAACGGGTAGTGTTTTTTCCGGATGATGATGAACCCGGCCAAGCTCTGGTCGAGGAACTCGCAAGACGCATTGGCCGAGCCAAGTGTTGGACGGTGACCCTACCCGAGAAGGATGCCAACGAGACCCTGTCTAAACATGGTGCTGAGGCTTTACGAGAAGCTCTAGGAGCCGCTAAACCACTTCCACTCGAAGGCGTCTATCTCCCTGAGGACTTCGAGGCTCAGATCGTCTCTCTCTACGAGAGCGGCGTGATCAAGGGGGCGAGTACTGGACTCCATACCCTCGACAAACTTTACACCATACTCCCCGGCCAGTTGTCGGTGGTGACCGGACTCCCCGGTTCGGGTAAGTCAGAGCTAATCGATCAGATATGCGTCAACATTGCCGTCCAAAAAGGATGGCGGTTTGCGGTGGCATCCTTCGAGAATCCACCGAGCATGCACATTGCCAAGCTCGCCGAGAAGGTCATCGGTAAACCCTTCTTCGGTGAGGATCGGATGACTACGGACGAGCGTGACTACGCTCTCGCATTCCTCAATCAGCACTTCGTGTTCCTGCAATCGCATGACGGTGCGCCTGCGACAGTGCAATCGATCATCGACAGAACCAAGCAGGCGGTCATGAGGATGGGGGTTCGAGGACTCATCATCGATCCCTATAACTACCTCGACATGGCCGGTGACTCCGAGCATCAAGCGATCAGCAAGATGCTGACCGACATCGTCCTCTTCTGTAAGTCGCATGAGATCCATGCATGGTTTGTGGCTCATCCTGCCAAGCAACTCCCTGACAGTGGGGTTCCGAAGGGTCAGCACATCAGCGGGTCGGCAGCATGGTTCGCGAAAGCAGACTGCGGGGTGACGGTTCATCGCAATCGAAACGAAACCGAAGTGCATGTCTGGAAGAGCCGGTTTAAATGGGTCGGGGCGGTCGGCGAAGTCCAATTGAACTATGACCTACCGACAGGCCGATACTCCGACAAGCCTGATCCCACCCAAGACTACGACTGGGGGAACCTGTGAGCCAGTTCATTGTGCTGAGTGAAGCAGAGCAAAGGCTTGCTAAGTTCCTAGCTACTCGCCGATACCAGAACGCGAGGGCGAAGGGACTCTTCAATGCGAAGATGGGGGATCAGTCGAACGAACTCACTGACCTTGAGGGGATCGCCTCAGAGATTGCCTTTTGTAAACTCGCGAACATCTACCCTGATTTAGATCTCGATCACACCAACGCTGCCGATTGCTATCTTCGAGATGGCAGGGCGGTCGATGTGAAGTCCACCACCTACGCCTCAGGGCGATTGCTCTCGGTGCGGTGGAAGGATGTGACGAAGGTCGATCTTTTTGTGCTGATGGTGGGGGAGTTCCCGACATATCGTTGCGCGGGATTCATGAGTTCGACGGAACTCATTCAGCCAAGTCGGCTGATTAACTTGGGTCATGGCGAAGGCTATGCCGCCACACAAAACGAACTGTTACCGATTGATAGAGTCCTGAAATAAAAAAACCCCGACACCCATGACAGGTATCGGGGTTCCCACTGAAGGAGTTTAAACGCGAATCGTCAAGGGGCAGAGATCGATAGACCGCATGGTGCGGACATACTCGCTACCCAAATAGTCGTAGTAACACTGCTTGGTCGAACCGGTTACCCGCTCGTACTTGAAGAACGCCGTTCTGTTCTGAGCAAACGCTGACGCGCTCGCCAACACAGCCATCAACACAATCAATCTCTTCATGCTCTCGTCTCCTCTTTGTTTACCTGACTCACATACTCTCTCGCCCAATTATAAGCAGAGTCTTTAGATCCTTTGTGATAAATAAATTCGCCTGAATTAGTGAAGGCGATCCACCGGTCTTTCCAGAACCGTCCTTCGGAAGGGAACACCCAGACCAGAGTGTTCCCCTCCGCATCTTTGAACTCAATCAATGTTGGGTCACCTTCTTGCCCAACTTTTGAAGCATCACCCGCGCCGTGTACGCAGCGACATTCTCAAAGGTCTCTCGATCATCGTCGCTCTCGGCCTGCTCGGCAGCTTCCCGCATGGATTGGCAGAAGTCTGCAAAGATAGCGAACACCACAGGGTGCTTGATGTTCATGCGTTCAAGGTTTTGCACCTTGATTTCGAACGCTAGATCACCGTCCATTTCGACGGCCTCTAGCAGGGTATCGAGGTCGATGTTCTCCATCCGATAGTAGGACTCCGGATGCATGTCACCGGTCTCGGGATCAACAAACATGCGTTCTTCGTTCATAGTGGTCACCTCAAAAAGGGATTTCGTTTTCGAACTCTTCGTACTCTCTACGCCCTTGCGTCCATGGGTCTGACGCCAGTGCCTGTTCGATTACCTTGATCCGTTCTTCGATCTTAGCCTGCCCAAGCAGGATCTTTTGTAGCAGAAAAACAATTTGATTATTGTCCACGGGACATCTCCTGTCGGTGTTGTTGTAACTCAATCCATTTTTTTGTGAGTGCATCCGATAGCTGATTGGACTCGCGCAGGTACTGTGCCTGCAAGGCTTCGAACTTCGCCGCATGGCGATGTAGCTGTGCCTTGAGTTCGCGGTACTCGGCATCGAGCATGGCGGCATAAGGATCACTCATGTTTAAACTCCTTTGGAGCATGGCAGTTGGGTTCGTTGTCGCAAGGCTCAATGAATCCTGCGAGGATATAAATCAGGGCAATCAACCCGAGTCGAATGGCCCCACCAATTTTGTCTGCTCTGGTCATTGCTGTTCCCCTATGTTCAGGATGGCGATCCACCCCATCATGTTTAAATGGTATGCACGGGCAATGTGTATCCAATGCTTTCGCCATGCGTCCGTCTCGATTCTGGCGCGGCTCAATGCGTTGTCACGACTCGCACGGTTCACGCCAATGTGATACGCATACTTAGCAGCGGGCGAAACCGCTTCGAGTTTTTGTTGAATGCTCATGCTGCACCTCACCAGTTGGAAACCTTGACGCCGTATCGCTCATCCGCAGGGCGATCATCCTCAACGATGACCGTAGCGGTGCAGGGATGCTCCGCTCTACGGGTCTCGCGCTCCGCCCAATTGGCAAATGCGAGCGCGTCCTTTTCATTGTTGAAGTAGTGCCAGTTGACTCCCAGAGTCGGGAGCATGTTGCGATTGAAGTTCATGCTGCCTCCGTCTTGGTCTTGCCCAAGTATTCATCCAACTCTTGTGTTCGATTGTTGATGTAATTCTCCACGCTCCAATCAGTTTTACTGCTCTCGTACTTCGCGAGGATTCTGTCGCGTATCTTCTCGTCGAGGACGATGGGCGTGGAGTGGGTGAGTGCGGTGATGATGGCTCCGTAGACCTCGGTAGACTCGTACTGCATGGCATCATGCGCGGCGAGGTCGTAACCTTCTCGCACGATCTCCTGCCGCCGTGCCTCAACGCCACCCGCCGTCTCAATCTGCCGTGCGATGCGCTCGTTACGGGAACGCTCCATCTCATTTAGTTCGGCTTGCCGCTCTGTCATCTTCTTGAGTCCTGCCGCCACGGTCTTTGCGATCCAATCATTGACAAACTTCACCATGTCATCACGTTCTTTCAAGTTGAAATCCTTCTGACGCTTGGTCTGCGGCGAGAGTCCTACGGTCGTGACGTTGTAGCCAATCACTTCGCCAACACCCCCGCTCCACCTTGAATGGCGTTCAGTGATCTTCACATATGCCAGTTGACTCCAAGCATGGGTACGGAGTCCCTCCAAGGGTTGCCCGTTGCCTCGCAATTGCAGGGTGTAGGGGATCGGGGTGTCGATGTTGATCGACGGGATGTTGATCTGTGTCATGTCGCTCTCCTGCTGTTGGTGTTTCAAAGTTTAGTTGTGTCGTTGTTCTGTTGTCAACAAGTATTTTGTGGGGGGATCAGGCGGCGAGTGCCGCCCTCTCCCAGAGACCCTGCACGGTACGATTCGCGATATCAGGGGTGCAGTAGTCGCTGCCCCTGATGTTCGGGATCGTTAGGTGGAACCCGTTGCACTCATCCTCGAAGTGCGTAGGTTTTCCATACCCATATACGACTCGCGGTGTCATGAATTCCATGACCCGAAAGAAGAACCGGCGGAGCATGATCGGCGTCGCGAATGCGAGACCGATACGGTCGATGTTGACCGGTTCCTCAGGGCGTTTAACCGTCACGCTCCAAATGTATTTGTTGTCACCGCTGTAGCAGTGTTGGAACGCGATCAACTCCACCCGCCGCCCTGTCGATTGGATGCGGTCGATCAATGTCACAATCGCAGCACCGCGATTGACAATGTGATCCGCATCGATGCCCGCACTCGCAGCCATGTTGACTGCGATTTTGACAATCGGTGTCGAAGTCGGCGGTGCATCCTCGGACTGCACGAACATGTCCTCGGGAACCCCTGCGGCATACGCAGGGATGCACGGGAACGCGCCGACAGGGGCGACATCCCAGAGCGGTTCCGGTGCGGACGTTACCTTAACGGTGACCGAATCGACTGCGGCACGGGCAGAGGGGTGACCCTTGGCTGCATAGTCGAGGGCCTCTTCCCATGACCGACACCCATACCAACTGCGGCTACCCCGTCCTTCGGAGCCGTCATCGCACCAGTTGATTTTGCGGGTGCGTAGGTCGCGGATGAATTCATCCCATGAGTCTGCGTTGTAGCGGTAAATCATGCGACTTTCCTCGCGGGTAATTGATAGCGAATTTGTTCGACTTCATTGGCCGACAGTCCGCGAATCAAAAGCATTTCCTCGACGCGATTCCACTTGAGACCCGCGCTGAGTAACTTGCCGCCCTTGATCGACGCACGGGGCGACACGACGCAGCGAATTTTCAACTCGCGGGTGATGCGGCGGAACGCTTGGACATGGCGCGTCCACTCGTCATTACTTGCAATCGCAAGTTCCAGACGCTCGTCATAGTCCATGGTGATGAACGCGAATCGATCAAGCGTAGCGGCGTCGAGTTGGGCGCGGCCCACATACTCGGCAGTCGCACCCGATCCCCATGTATTCGCGGCGGCGATGATCACAAAGTCCGGATGCCGTTTAACCGTGCCGATAGGAAAGGCGGCAAGGTCATTGGCGGCAATCGCGTTGAATGCGAGCAGTGCCTGCGCGGATGACGCATCGATTTCATCGAACAGGAACACGCCACCGTTCACATAGGCCCGATACAAGTCGGTCTCCATGTACCGCCCTTCGGCGTTCAGGAACCCGAGCAACTGGTACGGCATGCCCACTGCACCCGTGCTGTAGAACGGGATATCCAGAGCGTGAGCAGACTGCGACGCGATGGTGGTTTTGCCTGACCCTGCGGGGCCAACCAAATACACATTCTCACGCACGGAGAGGGCCGCTAAGACGTCCGCGAACACGGGGTGACGGTGACCCTCAGGCAGGGTACGAATCTCCGCACCCTGCTTGAGTTCGATCCGCACGGGGCGGTGCTGTTCGACTGCCGCAACGGCTGCTGCGACAGCGTCACGGCGAATCGACTCGATGGTCTCGGCATCCAGTTCCGCACGGACGGGGGCGGGATCAACCCCGTTCCAGACCGCGAGAAGCACATCGTCCGAAGCATTCGGCGACTTGCCCTGTCGCACCGAGTGCATTTTCAAATAGGCCCGATCCGAGTCGGACAGGGGCAGTGAAAAGGTACGCTTGGACATGATCAGCCCTCCACGATGAGTGAGTTGATGCTGTTGCACACGGGGCATGCAGACGCAGCGTGTAAACGATTGCCCTGCAAGGCCGAGACCCGAGCCGTCCACCCGCAGGAACTGCACTGCAACTTGAGCAGCCGAGTCCCCTGTTTCTTGCGGGCATTCGGATCGACTTTGGCATGCGGGTAGGCCCCCAACACATCCACGATCCCCTGCAACTTGACGCGCAGGGCGTCACTCGGAACCGTGGAAGTCAACGGGCCTTCGAGGCCAATGGCACGGGACACTCGGGCGAATTCGCCACGGTGACCGCACTCGATCCCCGCATGCACATGCCCAAACTCATGGGCGAGTACCGCGATGACGTCGAGCGGCTTGTCGAGGATCGGGTTGATGAACACCTCGAAGGTTCCGTCCGCCGAAATGGACGGATCGAATGCCTGACCGAGGGTAATTTTGCCGGTGCGTGAACCGCGATATCCGATTGGGAACCCACAGGCAACACGATACTTGCGTTGTTGCCATTGCGCGGGATCGATATGGGCGGCGGTGAACACTTCGTGCTGAAGTGCGACGGCGGCGGCGGCGAGCCAAGTTTCTCTTTCAGTGAACATGGGTGAAAACTCCTGCTGTTTTGTTGGTGCGCTGTTCGAATGTTTCGCAGTGTAAACGCTGCACTGTGAACATGTCAACAAGTTTTTTGTTTAGACGCTGATGGGCCTCATCAGTGGCGGCATCACCGCCAGACCCGCCGGAGCGGGTTTC